AGTAGGCTACAAAAATAGCCCGCTAGTTGGTTTAACATATATTCTCCGTGTAAGTGTGTTAAAGAGTTTTTGTACAGAACTCTTAACTGTATTTATACAATTGTATAGGTTTCTCTATATTTTAGCAAGGCTTTTGCTCTGGAAAGGGCTAACCTAACAGTTACATAATCAGATAATGGTTCATCACCTAAATCTATAACTTTTTCATCTACATAGTAAACCTTAGGACGACCATATGCACGATGATAATCCAATTCTTCTGGACCATCATCGTCATCATCTTCCTCTATTATTGTATTACTTAGTAGCGGGTACTGCTGGCGCTGCTGGTGTTGCAGACTCAGTTTTAGCTGTAGCCGTTTTGTCTTGGGTAGGTTTAGCTGGCTTAGCACTTTTGGTGGCATCAGCTTTCTTGTCCTCCTTCTTCTTGGCTAACTTCATTTCTTCCTTAGCTGGAGCAGCAGGGGCGGAAACAGTTACAGCGGAAGCAGTTACAGCGGGAGCAGCCGGTGCTGCGGGGGTCTTAGCAGGCTCAGTTGCAAAAGCAGCAGTAGTTACCAAAGTAGCGATAAGAGTAGCGATTGTTTTCATTTGAAGTTTCCTTTTAGTGTTAATGAAATTTATGCTTAACATATTCATCTTTGATCTTACATGGACCACTACGCCTTTCATCACAATTGGATAATCTCCAATCGTAACTAGTGGGCAAATACTGTTCCATAAACGGTTCGGTTTTATCCTTTTTCGTTTCGTAATCATCAAGTTGATTTTTGTCTTGCATATATATATAACGCGGCAGACCGTACTTCCGTTGACAAGACTAAATACTAAATGCGTTTACAATATATCTCTTATCAGGGAATCTACGACGGCACCAATTTTGAGGATGCTGCTACCCCAAAACAAATAACCAAATCAATGAATGCTGGGTTCAGCACTATGGTCAATGTTTGGCGTGATAGTGGAATTCTATATTTGGGCGTAGATCAACCCATAACTCAAGTAACCGAAAAATATCTTCAAGGTCCTCGTTTTTGGCTTAATGCTATGAATGATGAGATGCAAACTTGGATAGTAACTCAACCAAGTAAATTATATCCAAATTACTTTTGGTTCCCCACTGACACAGAAAGTACTCCCGTAACAGCAAGCAATGGAAAAATTATCACTCCCGGAACTGTTGCGATAGATAATTCTAGTGTTATATTTCTACCCGAGATACAGGATAGAGGAATGTATTCTACAGTACACCTACGTTGTTTTGGTGTATGTAGTAATTACTTGTCTTTTATTAAACGTATGCGTAATGAAGGTGAGTGGTATTAACCACCGCGACCTGCTCTACGTGTAACATTTGCCCCACCAAATCCCTTAGTGTTTGCTTTAGGTCCTTGACTTTTAGGGGCCTTACCTAATCCAGGATTTGCTAGTGCGTTTTTCTTTTTAGCTTCTTGTGCCATTGCAATGAATGGGTTCTTGCTTTTCTTTTCTTCTGTCATTGTCGTATCCTCACTGATTCTAAATAACTTTCTATATCACCGTATAGTGCTAGCATCATTGCTATCTTACTATCGTATAGTCTTATGAAAGGTTCTTTTGACTCTACATTTTTATTTACACTAAAGTAATATGGACATTTAATTTTTCTATTACATTCAGTTAGAAACTTATACCAATTAGTTTTCTTAACTTTGACAGGTAGGTCAAAATATTCTATCTGTGCTTCTTTGAATTTTATATCGCCCTGTGGCGTCAGGCGCAGGCTATCACCTGATTTGGTGAACCACCAATCACTTATGATTGTTTCAATTGGGATGTTATTGCTAGGCAGTTGATCCATAACTGCTCTAGTGATAGTGTATTTTAGTTTTTTTCTATCACTCATCTGGGTACACAGTAGTACCATTATTCATAAACACAACCGTGAATTTATCTGTTTTAAATTGTGTGTTTAGTTTGCGACAAAGATTACGTGCATGACCCGGATTACTAAAACTTGTTTTCTTATATTTAGGAGTAGCGTCTGGATCTTGATAGTGTTGTGACTTTAAGTTAATAGGTTGGCCATCATAGAATACAGCCCATATGCCACTGGCTTCTACAATTTGATCGCACTTGTATGTATTTTTATCTACAAGTTCCAATAATACTTTTGGTTGTGTTCTACTCATTAAAATTTACCTCCGACTAGTTCAACTTGAATAACTTCGGAAGTGTTCTTCTTTCCTTCAGTAACCTCATAGTGATCTACTAGTAGTTTAGCTAATTCGTCACGTAGTCCACGAGCATCAGATAATGGAATAACCACATCTTTACCCTGTCTACTCTCAATACTTGCTACTCTATCAATAAATCGTTTGATATGAATCATTAGATATTTATCAGTTTTTTTGCCTCATCCTCTGTTTTGAACGGACCTAGATACTCATAACGCTGAATAAAGATGTATTTAGGGCAAAATGTTACAACTGGTTCATCACCTTGATACAAAACATACCACCCTGCGGCGTGAAAACACTTGCTTTTCTGGGTCTTTGTGAATAGATGAATCTTGCGCTTGATATCAAGTATAGAGTTAAATACCTTCTTTGTAGTCGGGTATTCGTTGAAAGGTATTTCTTTTTTATTCTTATCTACCTTGGTTGTTTCAAACTGTATACTAGTTTGTTTTTTAATTGCATTAGTATTTTTGAAATGAGTTTTACTGCCGTTGAGTTTTACTTCAAAGCCAGACCCATCAGCAATTACATTTCCTACTTTTTCTTTGCCATCAGTAACAATCCAAAATTGATTTTTAACGACGGGTTTTGCGATTAGTGGTTTTGACATCTTCTTCCATTTCTATTAATTTTGTAATCTTTTTAAAATTACTTTGTTTGTCTACTATAACATTATAGGTAGTATTCTCAAAGCGTATTGGTAAATCTAAATGGATACTGTATTGTGGTCCAATTGTGTCGTTGATTACAGTATCATTGCCAACCGTACCCACGAATGGAATACTATTCCAGTATCCAAAGATACGTTGACCAAATTCATATTTGGCTACGTGACGATTTTCTTTAAAATAATCTGCTTGATTACGCATACGTGGTAGTACTCCATTTATCTTCTGTATAATCCCAATGTCTTATATCGTAAATTTTATACTCAAAGGTATAATTAAAAAATGACAATGTTAACCCAAGCCCTGCATGATCGGTTCGTAGTGTATATTCAAATTCTATACCTAATAATTCATTACTGTGATATATATTAAATTCCCATGCTTTATTTTTAGTAAATTGTCCACTAATAGTTTTTAATACTTCCCAAGTTGGACTCCATGGATTAGTTAAACGTAGTTTAACGTATATCATATTTTCTTTCCTGTATTTTCAATTTTCGTATTAATACAAGTACCTTCAAGTATAGTTATCTTTGGCTGACCAGCTTGATTGGCAACTTCAAGCATGTGTTTTTTTTGATTATCGATTGATAATCTGCATTGTGCTTCCGACTTATAAACATTCTGTGATTGCATGAAATTACAATTGTCATTTAGACACATGAATAATACAGGTATAAAAATTTCAATCATTTTTCAAAGTGCATTTCAAATAGTTTATCAATATTGCGTCCAAGAGGATTGTTGGCTTTGGCTACCGCAGTAGCACATTCTTTTATAATCAACTCGGCAAACTTTTCAGCATTGAGCAGCCGAATCTTGGTATCTGGGTCAGCCATATTAGGCACCCATTCCATAGACTGTTCTTTTAGTAGTTTAATTCGTTCGTTCATACAACCTCAACAACAACATATTTACTGTGCGGGTAGTTTTCATTAAGCCATTCAATCATGCCTTCTTCGTAAGGAAGAAATACACTATTGAATTTGTTGGTTATATATTTACGCATTCTTTTTTGACCTATAAATTTGCATAGCAACATTAAGGGCGTCCATGTAATCTGCCATGAATTGTAGTTGAATATGATGTAAGTACATATACAACTTAGTATCAACTGGCCAGTCTTTAAACTTTTCAATTACATCTGCCTCAAGTTGTACTTCTAATTCTTTAACGTATTCATCTACTGTCATACTTAATCCTTTGTCAATTCAGCAACCAATAAAAAATGTTCGTAGGCTTTCTTTACAGCAGGGTTAGTCATTAACTGATCAGCTTCTGCCATCATAGCTTTCACACCTGCTTCGGCAATATCGTGTGAACTGGCTCCGTTCAAGGTACAAAGTTCATTACCAAACTCTTTTGCTAGTTTCTTCCATGCCTTGCGTTGACCTTCTGTTATCGGAGTTTGGGTAGGCTTTAATTCACTAGCTTTGTGCATAGCCTGAATTATAGCTTCTTCGGCTACTCGGCTGGCTGCAATCATAGCTGCATAGTTGGGATCAATATTAAACCTACGACTCTGCCCACCCGGATATACCATCAAAAGGTGTGTACCTTTATGAAAACTGTCCATCCAGTCGCTATCGTATTCTGCAACAGGTACATACTTACGTCCTACTTTTTCGTAGTAAATCTTTTTCATATCATGTCCACAAACTATCACGAATTTTAATTAAACGGATCATCATTTGTTCATCTTCTTTGTCGTAGGCTGCTTCAATCTTAGTAGTAAGTTTAAGAGCCTTATCACCTGCTTTTTTACTTGCAGTATCTTTATCGGATCTACCAATCCAGTTTGTACCAAACTTGATTCGTAAACTTTCACAGTATTCACTCCAACCACTTGCATCGTGAGGGTCCGGACGATTACGATATGTTACTGTCCACCATGTATACAGTTCTTTAATTTCTTTAGCACGTAATGCTTGACCAGTAGGCTTGCCATATTCTGGGTTATCTGGATCTACACCCATATCTTTATCAAGAGTAAGTGTCATTGCCCAGTCAAGATGATCGATACCTGCTTGAGGGCAACGCCAAGTGCGCCAACGCCACCACCCAGTAGCATAAAAAGGAGCATCATACTTCTTTCTATCTTCTTTACTTCCCCATGCGATGTGGCTCCAGGCTTGCTCGACCTCGACAAAATCAACCAACTCATTAAATAAGCATGGAAGGAAGCGACTCCCAACATCAGACCAAGAACCAGGCTTAATATCACGGCTATGAGCGGTGAGAGCATGAGTACGAGTAACGTACCTGTTATTAATGTAATATTTGACATCATATATTTTTCTGACAGGATATGTTACAAAATCTTGAAGTTTATCAAGACCTTCTTCTGCTAACCAATAACGAACAGGATGGTATTGTTTAGCTTCACTATTCCATTCATCCCAACCTTCACTAGTCTTGGCTCCGCCTTTTGGCATACCGCGCACCCAATCAGCAAAGGGTGTGCATGACCAGTAATTACTGTGTTGTGCCATTTTTAAATACTTCCGGGTTATCTTCTACTAGTGCAATTAATGCATGTGTTTGAAACTTCACCTGTTCTTCTGTCATCTTTAGATTGTATGCATGGTCTAGTATATGTAATACTTCATGCCACAATGCAATCTTTTTAGTTTGTTCAGTAAATTGATCACCAATCCAAATCTCTTGGTCATTGAATCGTGCTAAGCCAATAGTGCCTTGCATTTCTTCCGATGTTTTATATTTTACTTCGTAATCTATTCCGCAAATTTTAAATTTCATTCTTCTACTCCAAACTGTTCTTTGAATCTATTTCTATAAAGTTCTTTGGCGTGTTCTAAAAAGGTTCTATACAAATCATTTTCATAATCTTCGTTGCTCATAAAACTCAAAGGATCAATAGCCATTGCCAGATGAACATTAGATGAATAAATGAAATAATCATATTCTAATTTACTTTCTCTATTATAAATCTCATCAACTATAGATTGTTGAATAGGATTATTTTTAGCATATTCCAATTTAACTTTTTTATCTTCTTCTTCAAGTTGCTGGCAGTAGATGTTATATTCTGCTAAAGTCATCTTTGAAATCATTTCTTCAGTTTCAATTATGATATCGGGAGCCTTTAGTTCTTTAAATCTTTTTACTCTCAGCCGTCTTTCTTCTTGAAAGTCTTTGTTTCTAGTAATTGTATCTTCAATAATTTTTCTCATTCTTCTACTCCAAAATGTTTCTTAATCTTATTAGCAATAATAGCACCCATATCATCTTCTCTATGACTAGACCCCAGAGCAAGGTCCATACATTCGTAAGCAATCAACTCGGCAATCAATTCTACCTTATCAATTGCTACCCACTTGCCACTAGAATCACTACCGTGTTCTTTAATTAATTCTCTTACTCTGTTATTCATTTCAATACTCCTACATAAGGGCTGTTCAACCATTTTGCGTATGTCTCCGCGTTATCTGCAATTTTTTGCAGTTCATACTTCCCGCAAAATTTTAGTAAGTGTAGGCCCACTTGAGGAATAGTAGTTGTACGAACACCTTCACGGATGTTTGTATCTACTGACAGTTTAACATCATCGGGCTGTGCTGTCAAGTCAATTAGGGTACGATTTCTCTCATATGCGTCCTTGACACGGACCTCATTTCCTTCATGGTCGGACCAGCGGGAAAGTTGCATATTGTTCCACGCATAGCCTTGCTTATGGCGATCAGCATATGCTTCAATCAATCCAGCTTTCTTTGCTGAACCTTTTTCACGTACCCCGGGAAAAGCACTGAATACGTTGTCGGTTGCGTCACCGCGCATTATTTTGCGAAATAATATATATTGTGGATCCTCTAATAGTTTCGGATTCTTTAACTTATCCAATACGGGCTTACCATTTTCTTTGAAAAATCCCTCTAGCGTAATTAGTTCACCAGTGACACCCGAATATTGTTTTACTGTAGGAGAAATTAATTGGTAAAAATCGCTGTCGGTTGAAATTATAAAATGTTCATCTGCTGGATGCAAGTGAATCCAGCGGGCTATGAGATCATCAGCTTCAGCCTTAGGATCACGCAATACACTACAGTTTGTGCGGTCTTTAAGGTAATTTGTGAAGGCCTCATACGTTTGCCAAAACATGGTGTTTTCTTCCACTTCCGCTTCTGTTTGCGATAGCGTATCTACTACACGGTTCTTCTTATATGGAGCATAGAAGTCCTTTCTCCACGACCTACCTTCGAGACAAAACACAACATGATCAATTCCAAAACGTTTAACGATTTGATTAGTACTTGCTAGTGTAAGATGAATTGCCATCCCTATCTTCTCGTCAACCGTACTACTGCGTGATGCAATGTGACGGGCCCGAAAAAAAGTATTTGCGGTATCAATTAATGCGTATTTCATACGTGTATTATATACTGGTATTTGAATAAAGTCAACTTATAAGGAACTAATTATTTGAGCATAAGTAGTATTTGGAAGTTTCATTAAAGCATCCACAACTGTTTGTTGTTGCTTTTTTGTATTAGTCCAAACATAACTTCCACGTATCGCAGAAATTTTATGAGTACCCTTTAAATAATCCTTATAAATGATTTCTACTACTGCCAATACTTCAGTGTCACCACTTGGTGCTTTCCAACCTTGATTAGATAATGTCTCTAATTTTTTCAATGCCCCGTGTTTACCCTTAATAGCTTTCATTGCCTTGCTTAAATTACCAAATACTTGTTGTAGGATATAATGATAATTTAGCATTTGATCGTCAAATGCGGTGCCACCAAGTGGTTTGTGATTGCGAACAAACTCATCGTATATGTTACCATAAAACCCAAACATTGCACTACTTCTTTCCTCTAAAGGCCACCATTTTTCATTTTGAGACATGATAAACTCCAGACGGGGTATTTCTGCATTAGCACTTTGCGTTACTGCCCCAATGTGTGAAAACACCCCGGCTTCTTTAGCATCAGTATGATTGTTAGGTAGTAGTGCAGTATTACCTGCCTGGAGACAAGTCATTACTTGGTCGTATGCTAATTTATCCTGCTCAGTTGCTTGTTTGGGATACAATCTATAATTATTGCTATGAATTCTCAAATATTCAAATTCACCCCATTTAGACTGTCCTTCACCGTTTAACATAAGTGCAATAAGACCCGGTAAAGTAGGATCATCGGTTGTCCATGTTTGTGTGGGCACAGGAAAGTCTCCCCAATCTTCAGGATCCCATCCTTTGATATTTCCTGCACGTAGTTCAAGGTACAAGTCAACTAAATGGTGCCATCCGTCAACCGTGTTCATATAAAGAACCATTGCATTGCCTGCGCCGTCTATGATAGTAAAAGGTTTATTCTTTTTGTTTATTACCTTAACACAAAATACACACGTAAAGAATCGTAAATCAAAAGTTCTAAGCAATCTTTTTGAATTGCTCATTTCCATTAATCGTTGATATTCCTCATCATAAAAGAATTCCTTAAGCAAGGTGTATCCAGTAACACCCATTACTGCGGGGTCAAATCTAGAATCTGTATTTGCAACATCATTTGCCTTATCAGTATTAAGGATATTTTTAATTTCCTTATCTAACATAAGCATATCGCCCCAATCTTGTACTGTATATTTTTTAAATGTTCCTTTGGGCTTAATAAGAACATTATCAATTTTTGAAATATCAATTTTGCCCTGAGGCTTGTTAAAAATTGCTGTAGCCATAATTTACACCTTTAGTTTTTGCCGAGAAATAAAATCTTCTTTTGCTAGTTCAATAGTATGTTTACTAAAATCTCGTATCATTTCGTTGATATCTACCTTTTGATTTACAAGACTTAAACTTTTTCTACCTGAAATTTCAATAATATACTTAGATGGCACAATTATATCAACTTTTTTGCCGTTTTGTATACGATTTTGGAAAGCTATTTGTTTAGGAATTATGAAAGTACCATCTTTCATAATAACTAAAATTATATCACAAATTTCTGATTCCTTTAATTCTCGTGTACTTCGTAAGTTGGTAAGATTTAATTTAAAATTTGTTTTAAGAGCACCGCGTCTAGTGTACATCTCTTTAGTAAGTAAAGATTTAAGTTCTAAAGTTACTCCAAACCGTTCCCAGTCAAAATCTTTATGATGAGTATCACCACCCACAAACTTCAATTTTGTATCTTGCAGGGCAACTATTTGTTCCATTAGTGTACCTCTCCAAAAATTATATTGATTTCCCTTGATATGATTTACTTTATTGAATCCAAAATCAATAATAAAATCCCAATCAAATGATTTCAATTTTGAAATTATCTTAGGGTCAATTTCATAATTATTAGACATATTGTATATTTGAGTTAATAAGCCTTAAGTATACAGTAGTTTGATATTAATGTCAACTATTAGTTTGTTGCATTTTTACAACAAAATTATACAAATTTCTCAATAAATTTCCAATATTCAGGCATTGAAGGATCACGACATGGGTCTCCCTTGAAAGCTACCCATAAATCAACTTTTTTGCCATTTCTATAGTTTTTTACTTTTGTTGTTATTTCAGGATCACCCATTGTTAACAAGTTTTTTACTGCCCAGTTATTATTTTTAGAGTTGGTCTGGTGTAACAATGAGAAATAATAATTATCATCGGGGTATTCTACATGATTGATTCCTAATTCTTTATACTCATCATAATGATTTTCATTAACCCAAGTAAGAAAAAAATCATGCTCTGCACAATACAATGCTCGGCGATACAGAGTCTTGTATGATGTTTTAATTATCAAGGGACAATTAACATGTTCCTTATTCCGATTCAATATATTATATACGCTACTCTCTATAAAAGTATTAAAAACTGATCTTCTCATCAACTTACCTCTGTACGTCCATCACCCAAATCCTTAGCACGGACCACTCTCATATCTGAGGCCATTGCTCGGTTTTCCGGATCCGCTTGTTGCTGTTCATACAGTTCAAGTGCTACATTGCGACAAACTGTTTGGAACCAGCGATCCACAATGATAGTATCAGTATCGTCATCACGAATTTTATACCCTGCACGAATCAGATTCAATACGAATTTGTCGTTAAAGTCAAGTTCAAACGCACCACTGTTAATATCGTATGGATCGATTTCCATTTTGAGAATGTTAACATAGGGTAGTCCCTCTGCATTGGCCTTTTCCTTATCAGATGAAGTAGGTGCTTCCTTCTTTATCTTAGGTTTGCGAGGTTTCTTTTCCGTTACAGGCTTTGGTGCCTCTACCACTGGTTCTGGCTTTTTGCCAAATAGTTTATCAAATAATCCCATTTTTGTATCTTTCAAATAATTTAAAGCTGGCAAGATTTTTCCATTTTGATTCACACATGGTATCAAAGTTATCAACAAATGTCAATGCCCAATCGTTCACAGCATCGTTCCAATATTGGTCGCTATGTGCCCTGAGTTTCTGTTTACTGTGTCCTTCTGCAATCAACGCACCATGATCGGGTAATTGTGTAGTGGAATGACCTGTGAGTACATCTTCGCGGCTAACACTGTAATGCATAGTAGGGCGCACGCCACGCCAACTATCAATAACCCTCTTAACCCTGTCATCAGTAGGTTGAATATATTCACCTTCCCTAATCCAGTGGTGATGTATGTCCAGGACCGTAGGTACGAGGTCAGATAATGATAAGCAGTCTGTAAGTCCATGTGTGTATTCCTCATTCTCTAGTGTAAGTGTGTTGCGGGCTTCGGGTGACAAACGATTGTATACATCACGAATGCCCTGTGGACCTTTACGACCACTGATGTGTACATTAACTTTGAAGTCTTGAAATGTCTTGCCATAGCCCATCCAACGAACCATGTCACAATGATATTCAAATTCTTCTATACTCTTATTTACTACTTCTTCACGGTCACTCGCTAAAACTACAAATTGGTCAGGGTGAAAGCTAAGACGAACATCATTAGCCCGTGCAGTTTCACCGATGGGTGCAAACCATCGTGCTAGATTATCCTGCATTGATTTATCTTGCCAAAACTCTTGCCAGCCATCCATTGTATAGAAAGGCAACATATCCGATGTAAGACGAACCATACGCAATGCGGGTTCCAGTGATGACACTTTTTTAACTAGATTGTGAGTATGTAGAATGTTTTGTTTTGATACATCTAGCACCTTTTCTTCCGCTACACTTTGAGTTTGTCTATTGACCCAGGCACGAGTTGTGCCGCCTGTGTTTAGTTCTTTGATAGAACAGATTTCACCCTTACTGTTTAGTTCACTAAACTTACAAGCGAAACCGATACGTTTGATAGATTGATTTGTCAAGATAAAAGTCCAAAGTGATAAATAATACATATAGTGTAACAGAATTACGCAATAAAGTCAACTATTTACGGACAAAAACATGAGATTTAGTGAAATTATATCCGAAAACAAAAAGCCTGGGTTATGGGCAAACATACATGCCAAGCGTGACCGAATCAAGAATGGTTCCGGTGAACATATGCGTAAGCCCGGAAGTAAAGGTGCTCCAACAGCGGATGCATTAAAAAAGTCAGCAACAGATGAAGCGGCTAACCCAAAACGACAGGCCGCAATTGCCATTGCCATGAAAAAGGCTGGGAAGAAGCCCAAAACCGAAGGTTATGCTATGGAAGATGAGCAAATTGATGGAATGGCTCAAGGCGAGATTCGTGAAATTATTAAAAATGCTATACATATTAAGAATCAATTAGATAAGGGTGTTAGTTTAGATGGTTGGATGTATAGTTTTGTTACAGTTAGCAATGACAAATTGAATAGTGTAGCAGAACAAATCAATAACCCTAATATTGAAGAACAAGGTGTGGCGGAAGGCTCTACTGAAACCACACAACAACAACAAGTTCGTGCAGCAATTTCTAAAGGTTTAGAGGTACACAAACAAAAAGGGGATGCTGAGTATAAAACTCGCTTAGATCGTTCTAATAAAGTTGGTACAGTACCT